GCTTTATGGTAGCTGCAGGTGCGTAAACTTCACCAGTCTCTGAAGACTTCTTACCACTTGCAGTTCTCCACTTCTGTTTAGTCCATCTTTTTAAAGACTTCTGAGACTTTTTAAGTGCCATTACTTGTAGCCTCCACCTGCTGCTTTATATTGTTTTGCAAGCATCTGAGCTTTCCTAGCACTCCATTGTCCGGGTCTACCACCTTTACTGCCGGCTTTAATCTTATTAAATAATCTTTTACGCATAGTAGGCTTTGTGTAATTACCTGCTTTATTGACTGTACTTTTCTTTTTCTTCTTTGCTGCCATTATTCTTCCTTTTAATCATCAACTTTTCCCACATAACATTGTTAGCATCCAACTTCTGTTTCATCGTAGGTGTCTTCTTCTTCATACTCTATATCCTCTGCTTCTACTTCTATAGGAGCTTTATCTGGTAGAATAAAGATACCACTTGAAGCTTGCATATTAATATCTAACTTTTCAGACTTTGAAACTCCTACACGATCTAATAAAGACTGTGCAGCTACTAGTTTGTTGTTAGCCTGAGGTATTGGTTTATCAGAATCCATTATCTCTAAAAGCTTAAAAGCTGCTTTTGGAGCATTGTGAGCTAGTACATCTTTAGTTAATTCTAATACTTCATTCTTCAAAGCTTTTAAAACTTGGTAATGTCCACCAGAATAACCTGCTAATTCTGCTGCAGCTCTAGCATCTCCTTGAGTTTCTATTAGATTATCTAGAAACAGTTGTTGTTTATCCGTAAGTTTTCTAGCTTGTTGAGTTGTTGGTATAATACTGCTCATGTAAACCAGTATAAGGGCATATAAAAAAAAGTCAAGAAGTACTTGACAGAATCTTCTCTGGACTGTAGAATGAGGCTTGTCCGGTAGGCAGGTTAGTACCTATAGGATACACCCTCCACTAATAGTCTATTAAGCCCGACCTAACTGGTTGACACCCTAAAGCCGATAAAATGTATAACCACACCATAGATATATACGGAGGGTGGTATGGTCTCCTGCGTACCCCTTCGAGAACCTGACGTATGAGTGGGTGATAAGACCTAATAGACATTCTTTAAACAAACTAGCAAGACTAGGTAAACTTCAAGACTACTGAGTCCTATTTGATAGGCTTTAGGAAACCCCTTATAGTTTTGAAGAGCTCAGAAGTTTTTAAAGTTTACAGTAGTCTTCCTTCTTACCTATACATTGCAAGCTCTGAGTACCTTGAGTTGGCTCCTCCCCTTTATTAAACTACCATATGATAATCTTAGCAAGCCTCACATAGTTTATTGAGCTTGCCTGACTGCTTAAGTGTAGGCTTCAACTACAAAAACTATCTAGTTTACAAAATCTACAAAGTTATTAAGCACTAATAATATTATGTTTAAACTAATAACTTCATAAACTTCAAAGGTTTAGATAGTTTTTGTAGCACTTCATAAACCATTCCGTATCCATATTATAAGTATCCTTAGGTCGATATAGTCTATGAGTATAAGAGCAAGCTAGACAATCCCGATTTTTGTGTCCTCATCTGCGTTTATCCCACTGTCTTTTACACTTTAACGCCTTGAGCAGCTTGCTATCCTTGAAACACTAATCCCATACTCCTGTCCTGAAACTGTGTGTTTCTACGATCTTGTAACGTCATAACTATCATATATATTCTCCCCTGTAGTATTTTTTACATTACATGAATCCTGTCATCGTCACAAGGATATACAAGCATTAAGCTTATGAATAGGAACTTCAAAGAGCTTAATGTCCTTGTTAAATGCCATGCTTCATGTACAATGTATTTATTTACAGGGAGAATATTATGATACTAATAACCTTTCAAGATCAAGAAACTCATCAGTTTCACGACAGTTTTATGGCAAAGTGTTTCATTGGATACCAATCCACTCAAGACATTTTTGTTGTAAAAGTCAGATGTGATAAGGCATCTGATTACACTGCAATCGAGGATTATCTTAGATTGCTTAATACTAATATCCAATAAACCTAAGGAGGTATAATATGGATACTACATTCGATATGAAGAAAGTGAAGCCTGAAACACTTAAAGGTCAGGCAACCTATAATCAATGTGAGGGCCTTGCTAAGAAGTTCTCATATGGTTTGAAGGGAAGAGAATGGGGAGAATCCTATTCTAGGACCAGAGCTTGCTTACTGCATGAGAGAGCAGAAGGAAGACTTTCTTTTGAAAAAGCTTCTGGGCTCTTCAAGAAGAAAAAGCTTCCTAAAGCTTATCAAGATAAAATAGCTGCATATCTTGATATTCATTCTAGCTAGTTTGTAGCTCTAAAAGGGAGTAGGTCTTATCACCTGCTCCTTTTTTTTGTTCTCAGGGGTACTAAGTAGGCTTGTCTTCAACAAGTCTTTTTATTTGCAGGAGACCATATCCATATTAAATATTAGTTTGAAGTACTACGTATATCGAAGTAATCAATAGGGGCAACAGATGGAGGGCATACTGTAGATAAGTTGTATATAACTTGTATATAAGCTGTATATAACCTGTATATATCCTGTGGATAACTTTAGTATTTATATATAATAGGGGGCAACAAGTGGAGGGAGTTAAAACATGTACCTTTGACTATTGTACCTTACAAAATTATGTACCTATATCTGTACCTTTTAGACTACAATACTTCCAAGACTATTATACTGATAGATATAACAGATTTGACAAGATCATGCCGGTTGGGGTAAACTTTAAAGCGTTCGGTGCAACCACCGGACATTTGTTTAAATATAATAACCTGAGGAGGTTTACTATGAGTGGAGTAGATATAAATTTACATCGTGTCAAAAATGTTATTGTTCAAAAGCATACTCATGACTATGAAAATGGTGAGAGATGGTTTGTTACTAAAGATATAATAGTGGTAGATAATAATGGTGATGAAATTCTTAAACTAAGTTTATTTGGTGATGATTTTGATGATTTACGTTTTCAATCACAAGCTGAGTTTGACGGTCTCATTGAGTCAACAGTATCTAAAATAAAATAAGGGGTATATAATGGAAAAGATTATTCAAGACTGGGAGCTAGTTAAACAGCTCATCAAAGAAATTGAAGAAAATAGTGATGATGAACTTAATTTTGAGGAGGACTAATGACGTTTAGAACTCAAGATTTAGCTTTTAATCACTATCGTAATAAAGGTTTTAGATATGATAACTCCATGAGTATTCGAGAGGATAAATGGTTCATGTTTAGAAAGGGCAATCGCTATATAGTTATAACTCCCAAGTATGATAATATACTGGGAACTAGTTGGATAGCAAGGAGCTTTTATTAATATAATAGATATAACAGACTTGACAAAAATGGTCGAGTCGGGTTATACTTTAAGGGCTTCGGCAATGGAGGTATCTCTTAGATACTTTTTTAATAATAATAATACCTGAGGAGGTAATCAGATATGAGTAAGACTACTTATACTATAAAAGGGAGTGCGACTTCCACACCAATCGCATTAGCACCATTATCAATTCAAAAGATTTGGAATAGAGGAACTCAGTTAGGAGTAAATATCCTAAGAGTCAGAGCTGTTCAAGATCGTAATGAGATATCTACTGGTGCTACATTTGATGGCTATCACAAGAACAAAGTTTCTATCTATAGCCAGAAGTCAAACCCTGCTAAAGAGCTTTGGTTTAGAAGGTTTGTTAAATTGAATGAAGCTAACAAGAGTATGCAAGTTCTTGAAGTTGCAGACAACCTTGATACTCAAGAAACTTTGAGTGTCATGGACTCTTACAATACATTTGCCAATGGTAATGTATTTACTAGGTTCTTCAGAAAAGTCTTTAGCTTAGTCTAAAGCATTAAAGTCAGCCATTGAGTGCGAGAAGGTTATCTCAAGAAGTGACTATAAACTACTAGACCTTCAAGTGTAGCTAGACTAATAGTAACTGGGAGTAGAATGTATTTGTATATTCGTAAATCTTGAACTTAGTTTAGCTACACACTTTTTTAACTATGGAGATAGAGATGAAACAATATATAATTGAGACTAGAGAAACTTGGTTACACAGAAATCTTGTAAAAGCTGACAGTGTAGAAGAAGCATTTGAAAAAGTATGTGATGGAGAGATTTCTTTAGGAGAAGGAGAAATAGTTGAAGAACCTACATTGATAAGTTCAATGGAAGTTCATAACAAAGATACAATCGAAGAATGTTTTAACTATCCCGGTGGTAGCTTAAAATTTCTTGAAGAGATGGAAGAAAGAGAGAGGATATATCATGCCAAGTTATAAATTACTATCACAAGGTAGTATGAAGATTGACAAGAGCAACAAGATACAAGATAAATACTTTAGTAGAATATTATATCTTGCACCACACAATTTAGCTGATGGCAAGCGTACTGTATGCCCTTATGCTACAACAGCTCAATGTCATGAACCTTGTTTAAATACAGCAGGTATGGGTAAGTTTTCTAATGTACAACAGTCTAGGATACGCAAGACTTTGTTGTTTTTAGATGAGTATGATACGTTCATGAAGTATTTGATTGAGGACATCAACAAATTTATTGGAGAGTGTTTCAAGCTTGATAAGATACCATGTGTTAGACTTAACGGTACTTCGGATATACAATGGGAACATCAATTGGTTGATGGTAGGAATGTATTTGAGATATTCCCTGATGTATTGTTTTATGATTATACCAAAATACCTACCAGAAAAGTTTCACATATCAATAACTATCATTTGACTTGGAGTTATTCAGAAGCTAACGACAAGTATGCTAAGTTGTTTGATGATGTACAATGCAACAAAGCTGTTGTATTTAGAAAAGAATTACCTGAGACTTTCAGAGGTCTCAAAGTAATAGATGGTGACAAACATGATATGAGATTCCTTGACGAGTCCAATGTAGTAGTCGGACTGACTGCTAAAGGACCTGCTAAGAAAGATTATTCAGGGTTTGTCGTTGATAATTTAATAGAAGCGAGGGCTATATGATAACTTTAGACGAAATGAAAGATGCTTTAGTTGAGCAAGAAGTTGATTACATTAAAGAAATGGTAATTAAAGACAGACATGACGATTTAGTTGAGTTTGTTTATTTACATTCTTTTAATGATTTTAAACACATAGATGATGGAGACATCAAAGAATTATATAATCATTACTATGGAGATATGACATGATGATACTAAATTACGAAAGTAAAAAAGAGTTGAAAGAAAACATAGGTAATCGATTAAGATATACTGAAACTTCTTTCTTTGGTGAAGAATATCAAAGCAATGGAACTTTTGCAGGTTGTAATAGACCACACGACCCTAGAGGTACAGGAACTAGAGAGTTCTTTGCAGAAGTTACAATGGTTGATGATTTAATTAGTGAGGTAAAATAGCATGGAAAAACTAGCAGTAGAGCATGTAGTATTAGATGGTTTGAAAAAGTATATCGAAGACGTTGTTGAATATTCGGATACATTAGCCGAAGTTCACAACGATATATATGATAACAAACAAAATATAGAAGACAATCACAGATACGTAATGGACAGTATCAATGATGAATATGATAGACTATCTGATAATTTTCAGAATGAAATTGATTCACTTCAAGATCAAATTGAAGAACTAAAAGAAATAATTGAGGACTTACAAAAATGAGTAATGATGCAAAAGATATATTAGAAGAGTTTATAAGTGAGTCAGTTGGTCATGTATGGCAACTACCAACTAGACCTGATTTAGAAAAAGACTGTATTGATTATGTATGGGAACATTGGGATAAAGAAGTACCTTATCAGGACCAACATCATGTAAGATATTTAGTTATACAGTTTTTATCTAATCATTGCAGTGATGCAGTATCATCACAAGATTTAGATTATATGGCACAACAACAACAAGGAAATGATATATGAAAGCAATATTAATTGATGTACACACACAATCAGTAACTGAGGTAGAGCATGACAATACCCTAGATAATATTTATGAGTTATTAAACTGCAGAACTTTTGATGTAGTGAGAATTGACGAAGTAGATAGTATTTATATTGATGATGAAGGATTATTTGTAGACGACCAGTTATTCTTTGAGTATGGTGGTGATGCCCAATCTGTTAGATTAGCAGGTAATGGGCTAATACTTGGAGTAGATGATGAAGGTAATTCTATTAGTCCTACAACAACTATTGAAGAAGTAAAAGGTAGAGTTGGTTTTTTACCACGAGGTTATTCATGGTAGACGTTGAAGTTTATGAGTATGATTACAATGGTACTATGGTTGAATGGTATTGGAGTGATCAAGTAAAGAAAAACTGGAAGACATGGAAACCTAAGGTTGAAGATGTACTATTAGTAGACTTGACAGACGAAGAGGAAAAAGGTATAATTGCCTTAGAAATTTTTGAGGGGGTAATGGATAAAGAACACCCTAAGAAAATTAAACCAACAGGAATATATAAAGTAAGGAGATAGATGGAAAGTTATTTAGTAGAAGTTATAGATGAAGATAGTGAATCTTGTGTTCTTTTAAACTTTGCAGATACTATACAAGAACTAGTAGATAATATAGTTTGTATGGAACAATTTGTTTTTATTAAAAGAATTAAAAGAGTATCTGATAATAAAGAAATTAAATTATTAAAAGATGTAATAGACTTAGAAGACTTAAGAATGTATAGATTACAGATTGAAGATGAAGTAGCACTAAGAGAACTATTAGTAGACAAAGAGGATAATCAAAGCATACAATGAGAAGAGCTAAGCAACAGATAGAACATACTTCTAAGACTGGTTCTAGGGGTAAGAAGACTCACATAGGTAGAGGTAATGTAGGTTACTCTACTATGCCGAAGAGAAAGAAACAAACCTACAAAGCTTATAGAGGGCAAGGAAAATGATTGATAATATATCACAAGCAACACTAGATGTTATTGAGGCTATTAGAAAAAAAATACCTGTAAAATTTACTTACATGGACCGTACAAGGGTTATAAATCCTACTGGTTTTTATGGAGATTTTTATGGTTTTGAAGGCACTTATGCAGAAGACGAGACACAACATAGAAGGTTTTCGTTTGACAAAGTAGATGATTGGCAGGGAGTGGTTTTACCATACACAGTTTTTGTAGAAATTAATATGTATGACTATCCAACTGATGAAGAGGTTAGAAGTTATCTTGAACCTATAGCAGATGGTATGGACCCACTAGTGTATAGAATTAAACCAAGAGTAGTGTAATGAACATATTTTATTTTTATGATTGTCCGGTTAAATCTGCACAAGCACAACCAGATAAGATGCTAGTTAAGATGCCATTAGAAACAGCACAGATGTTATGCACAGCTCACAGAGAGCTTGATGGTGATGAGTATGCTGATGCCAATGGTTTATACAAACGAGCATATTGGAATCACCCGTGTACTATATGGGCTAGAGCAAGTAGTATAAACTATGTATGGTTATACAAACACTTTCTAGCTCTTGGTAAAGAGTATGCGTACAGATATGGAAGAGAACATGCAAGCATAACTAAACTTGGTGATGCTCTTTCTAAAATACCTGATAACATAAATATAAATCTTGCTACACCAGTAGCACAAGCTATGCCTGATCAATATAAAAACGAGGACCCAATCAAAGCATACAGAGATTACTGTATCAATGAAAAGCATTATGCTAAGTGGGAGAAAGGTAGAGCTAAACCTGAGTGGTGGTCACATGACAGAGTATGACGTACATAAAATCTTTAATGAGCAACAACATAAAGATCAAATAACTTCTTTACATGCACATGATGGATTAATAGAACTTAGGTTTGCCGATGGCACAATGGAAGTTTACAAGAAACGTAAATGGTTAAAAGGTTTCAACATAATAAGGAGAAGACAATGAAAATTGTAACAACACTTATAGCATTATTAGCTATACTTATAGGTGTTAATATTTATTCTTCGTTTACAGAAAGGGATAGGTTAGAAACTGCCCTGCTTTTGTTAGATGAACGAATCAATGTTAATGCTGCCACTATTGAAAAGGTGGAGGAATATATTGTTGACAGCAATATAGACAACGAAAGATTGTATTATATTGTTCTTGATAATATCAAAGGAGTGGCAACTACCCTTGATAATCATGAACATGAACCAGTCTACATTGAAAAACCAGAAGTACCTGCAGTTAAAATTACAACTGAACCTGAACCAGTTGTAGAAGAACAACCAGTATTGGAAAGACACTATGATACAGAAACACAACTTCATGTACCAAGTTTACCTGTGGTTGAACCTACTCCGGTAGCTTCTTGTCCTAGAGCAACTAATAACTTAGGAAAATTTATTGAGAATATTACACTAAGAAAATCCTATAAATTTATAATTAACTATGATATACTTGATGGTCAGGTAACTAACATCAACTTTAATATTAATTTACCTAGTAGATTGAAGTCAGCTATGATAAAATATGTAAACACATTCAGCAGCACTGGAGATGTTACAGATTGTAAAGTATCAATTAAATTATTGGAGAACTAAATGAAAGAATTTTATAGACTAACAAAATCTGAGTACATGGAGTTTAATAACTTTTGTACAGACAATTACAAAGAATTATATGAAAACAAAGATGGACATGTAGTACACTATATGCCTAATTCTGATAGCTTTCATTTGTACATAGATTCAAACGAACAATCAGGTATGCAAAACTTTTTAGAAGAAATGCTTGCATATGAATTGTAATTGTGGTAAAATGCACTCACTCAAAGACATGACCTTGATATTAAAGGCTTTCCTTGAGTCACCGAGTAGCATTAGCCCTCTATCTCCATCCTCCTCAAGGAGCTACTTGGTTCAGTTTTCTGAGGTGATGGGGCAACTGGCTCATAGCCCCAACTCGAAAGAGTTAGCTATGGTTTTTTATAATACTGTTAAATAATAAGGAGAAAAAGTATGGCAGTAGTTAATGGAACTGCGTATTGGGCAAGTATTAAAACACCTAATACCAAATTTGAACCTGTATATACAGTCAATCTAGTGGTTGATGAAGATACAGCAAATGATTTTGCGTCAAGAGGACACAAGATCAAACAGATGGATGAAGGTCCATCTTTAATTATCAAAAGAAAAGTTAATGGACCAAATGGAATGGTTCGTACAGCACCTAGATTGTTAGATGCTGAGAAGAACGAAGTTAATTATTCAGTTGGTAATGGTTCTAAAGTAAGAGTACAATTCAATGAGTATCACGGAGAGAATAAGTATGGACCATACACAGGTCTAGATTTACAAGCTGTTCAAGTTCTTGATCTTGTTGAGTACCGAGCTGAAGATGGTGCAGAATTGTTAGATGGGGAGGAGTTCTAATGGCAGACACTCCACAATTTCAAGGAGCACCTATAACTATAAACCAAGAAGATGGGTCTTCTAAAGTTTATGACACAGGATTGTTATCCCCTGAAGCACAACAGGCTGTTGACATGATTGCTTTTATCGGAAGATTAAGGCAAGTATTAGATTCGTCTGGACAAGTATTCAGTAATGTAGTAACTAATAATTTAACTGATGAAGCTATGATAAAAGAAGTAGCTGCAGAAGCAGAAGTTGTTGAAGAGGACAGTACTGATGAAGAAGACACTAAGTAATAGTGTTGTAACATCGAGGGCAGGTTTCCACGACTTGCCCTCATTTTTTTATGAGGAGGTGGAATGGAGAAAAGCAATTGGGAAAAGCACAAACTACCCTGCCCGAAGTGTGGAGGTAGTGACCCAGTATCTACAAACAAAGATGGTTCAGGTTATTGTTTTAGCTGTAACCATTATTTTAAAAACTATCAACAAGAAGTTGATGGTAAGATCGTAGACATGGCTTCACATAAAGAACCTAGTACTTTTTTAAACTCATACACTGGAGTTTTTGGTGACTTGACAGATCGTAAGATCAGTGAATCGGTTGCCAAGAAGTATGGTGTACGTGTAGTTTATGATAGTCAAGGTAATGTAGCTAAACATATTTATCCATACTACAATAGCAACGAGATTGTATCAACCAAAACACGTACTGTTAGTACAAAAGGTTTTGTAGTTGATGGTGGCTATGAAGGTACTGGTTTGTTTGGTGAACAACTGTTTGGTAAGGGAGGTAAGTATCTTACTATTACCGAAGGTGAATGTGATGCAATGTCTGTATATGAAATCTTTGATAAGAAGTGGGCATCGGTATCTGTTAAACGTGGTGCTCAAGGTGCAGTTAGAGATATTCGAGACAGCATTGAGTTTGTAGAATCATTTGATAATGTTGTTATTTGTTTTGATAACGACAAGTATGGTAGAGAAGCAGCACGTAAGGTTGCTCGTATTATAAAACCGGGAAAGGCTAAGATAGTTACTTTACCACAAGGTTTTAAAGATGCTAATGCTATGCTTGAACAAGGGCAGTATGCACAGTTTACTAAAGCGTGGTGGGATGCTAAGACATACACACCATCTGGTATTATGGAATTGTCTAGTGCAAAAGACAAATGGTTACACAGGGAAACAAAACCGAGCATTGCTTATCCTTGGGAAGGCTTAAACAAAAAGCTTTATGGTATGCGTAAAGGAGAGTTAGTTACTCTTACTGGTGGTACAGGACTTGGTAAGTCAAGCATCACTCGTGAGCTTACTCACTATCTAATCAAGAACACAGAAGATAATGTAGGTATTATAGCTCTTGAAGAGAACTGGTTGAGAACTGCTGATGGTATAGTTTCTATTGAAGCTAATGATAGATTGTATCTGGAAGAGAAGAGAAAGAACTATACAGATGAACAACTACAAGAGTTATTTGATAAAGTAATTCAGAAAGATAAAGTATTTATTCATGCTCATCTTGGAGCTACTGATATAGATGAAATCTTTTCTAAGCTTAGATACATGATCGTTGGTTGTGAATGTGATTGGGTCGTAGTAGATCACTTACACATGCTAGTCAATCAGCTTACTGAGTCTGATGAACGCAGAGGTATAGATACTTTAATGAATAGACTACGTTCTTTAGTTGAAGAGACAGGTGTAGGTATGTTTTTGGTATCACATTTACGTAGAGCATCAGGTGATCGAGGACATGAGCAGGGTATAGAAGTATCTCTGTCTCACCTCAAAGGTTCTCAAGGTATATCACAGTTATCTGATTGTGTAATTGCATTGGAACGTAATCAACAAGCAGAAGACGAGACAGAATCTAATACAACGAAAGTTCGTGTACTTAAATCTAGATACACCGGAGATACTGGATTGGCTTGTAGCTTGCTTTACGATGTCGAGACTGGTAGAATGAATGAAGTTACTGATCAAGTAACTCTAGATAATCTACCATTTTAGGAGATAGTATGAAAGAAATAGTATTTGATATAGAAGCTAATGGTTTAAAACCTGATAAGATTTGGTGTATTGTAGCCAAACCTTTAGGTGAAGCTGTTGTATCCTTTGGTCCTGATAAGATTGAAGAAGGCATACAGTTTTTAAACTCTGCTGATTCTTTGATTGGTCATAACATTTTAGGTTTTGATTTACCTGTTATCAAAAAATTATATAACATAGATTTATCTAAACATGTAATTAAAGATACACTGGTGATGTCTAGATTGTTTAATCCGGTACGTGAGAATGGACACAGTTTAAAAACGTGGGGATACATTGTAGGTTTTCCTAAGAATGAACAACCAGAAGATTGGGATTCCTTTTCACAAAACATGTTAAAATATTGTCAACAAGATGTAATCTTGAATGAGAAAGTATATCAACGCTTACTCAAAGAAGGTGAGAACTTTGATGAAGAGTCTATTAATTTAGAGCATGGAGTAGCAGAGGTTTTAAAAGATCAAGAAGACAATGGTTTTGAATTTAATCAAGAGTATGCAATGATGCTTGTTGCTCAGCTCAAGGAACGTATGTTCCAAGTTGAGAAAGAAGTACAGGAAGTATTTAAACCTAAGATGGTAGATATTAAACAAGTCTTTCCTAAGTTAAAGAAAGATGGAACATTATCTAAATCAGGATTGACTTCGGAAGAGTACGACAGACTCATTACTTCTGGTGATTACAAACCATTTATGAGACAAAAACTACAACCTTTTAACTTAGGTTCTCGTAAACAGATTGGTGAATATCTTACAGACTTTGGTTGGAAACCTAATAGGTTTACTCCTACTGGTCAACCGATTGTAGATGAATCTTCTTTAGCTAAAGTAAAAAATATTCCAGAAGCTAGGTTGATAGCAGAGTTTCTGTTACTCCAAAAACGTATAGCTCAAATTGATTCATGGATTCTAGCTGTGCAAGAAGATAACAGAGTTCATGGTTTTGTTATACCTAATGGTACAATTACTGGTCGTATGTCGCATCGTGCTCCAAATGTTGCACAAGTTCCTAGTGTTGCAAGTGAATATGGTAAAGAATGTAGGTCATGTTGGACCGTTAGAGATGGTTATAAATTAGTAGGTATAGATGCTAGTGGTTTAGAATTAAGAATGTTAGCACACTATATGGATGATAAGGAATACACAAATGAAGTTACAGAAGGAGACATACACACAGCTAATCAGAAAGCTGCAGGACTTAAATCAAGAGATCAGGCAAAGACATTCATCTATGCCTTCATATACGGAGCAGGAGATGCAAAGATTGGGAGTGTGGTTGGAGGAAACCAAAGAGATGGTGCAAAGCTTAGAAAGTCTTTCCTCGATAATAATCCATCACTTAAATTACTTAGAGAAAGGGTATCAAAAGCAGCTAAACGAGGATACCTCAAAGGATTAGATGGTCGTAAAATTTATGTTAGAAGTGAACATGCAGCACTGAATAGTTTACTACAAGGTGGTGGTGCAATCGTTATGAAAAGAGCTTTACTTATGCTAGAGAGTTTGTTAAAATTAAATTCTTTAGATGCTAGGTTCGTAGCTAATATTCATGATGAATGGCAAATGGAAGTGAGAGAAGATATAGCAGACTTCGTAGGTGAGTTAGCTGTAGGTTGTATAGAAAAAGCAGGTGAGTATTACAAGTTACGTTGTCCTCTTACCGGTGAATATAAAATAGGAGATAATTGGAGTGAAACACACTAAAGGTCAAAGTAGAACAGGAGACTTTGCAGAGTACTATGCAGTCACTTGGTTATGGGATAATGGATACGAAGTATTTCAAAACTCAGGATGTACTGGTCCAGTAGATATGATAGCAATAGATAAAAATGGTAAAACAATCTTAATAGATGTTAAAACTAAACGTAGAGATAAACGATATAAAAGTATGAAAGCTACAGCAGGTGGTGGTCGTACAAAAAAACAAGTAGAACTAGGAGTTCAAATATTAGCTTTTGATCCAAGAAATAGAAGTTTAAGATTTGTTAAACATAAATGAAAAAGAAATTAGAAAATATAGTACCTGATATATACAAAGCTCTTCTACCTTTAACAAAAGGAGAAGGGTTAGATATTTCAGAAGAAATGATTGATTCATTTGGTGAAGATATGAAAGCAGCAATGCGAGACTGGGTTAAGAAGCAACCCAAGACTAAAGATTCTCTACGCATGTCTAACATAGGTAAACCTGCTCGACAACTTTGGTATAACAAACATTCTAAAATCAAAGCAAAAGATTTACAAGCTACACTAATGATTAAGTTTTTGTATGGTCACATACTAGAAGCTCTTGTAGTCTTCCTTGTTAAATTATCTGGACATAAGATTACTGATCAACAGAAAGAAGTAAATGTAGGTGGTATCAAAGGTCATATGGATTGTAAAATAGATGGAGAAGTAGTTGATATTAAATCTACATCTGGTTTTGCATTTAATAAATTTAAGAATGGAACTTTACCTGAGAATGATAGCTTCGGATATATGGCACAGCTTGCCGGATATGAAGAAGCAGAGGGTACAGATCAAGGAGGTTTTCTTGCAATCAATAAAGAAACTGGAGAACTTTGGTTCTTTAGACCAGATGAACTTGACAAACCTGATATAAAGTCTAAAATTAAAGGGTTAAAGGCAACTTTAAAAAAGCCTGAACCCCCTGAGTTATGTTATCAACCGATAGCAGATGGAACTCAGGGCAACTTCAAACTTCCGAGAGAATGTGTATGGTGTCCTCACAAGCTAGAATGCCACTCGGAATCTAATAATGGACAAGGACTGCGTATCTTTGATTACGCAAGAGGTCCTGTGTTTTTCACGGATATGGTCAATGAACCAAGAGTTAAAGAGATAACCCATGAATGGAAAGAAAAGTAAACTAATACGTAAACGAGCAGAAGAACTTCAAATAGATTGGATAAATAGTTTATTAACAGAAGATACTGACAAAGTAACTCAACAAACTTTAAACCAAGCACTACCAGATCAAGAATATTATTACAAAGGATACACTATCCATCACTCATTTATGAATCACAAATGGGTAGAGAAACAATTAAAGAAAAATATAAATATAACTCTAGACGAGTTACTAAATAATCATGGCAGTTGAAATAAATTTAGATGAATTAAAATTAGAGGAACTACTGTTTATCGTAGGTGGTTCTATATTTCAAGGTAGTAATGCTGATGAAATAGAATTAGAAATACTAATGAAACTTGAAGAGTTACTTAGTATAAAGATTGATGAAAGATTGCATGGCATACCAATTGATGCTACAATACACTAAGGAGATACAATGGAATACAAATTTAACGAAAAAAATATCATACAACAAATACAAAGATATGTTGATGGTACATACGAAAGACATTATGCACAAGGTAAGTATCAAGCAACCGATATGATTATTGATGCAGGACATGGTAAAGGTTTCTGTATGGGTAACATTATGAAATATGCTATGAGATGTGGTAAGAAAGAGGGTGGTGATCCTGAATTAGATTTACTTAAAATTATTCACTATGCTATAATAGCCATAGCTTTAGAAGATACTGAGTATCATTTGGGAGACACAGATGATTAAAGAATATTTAGGTATTCAAATAGATTATAACAAAGATAAGAAACTAGATAAGTTTAGTATTGATACATTACAAGACAGATACTACTGGGAAAACGAACAGAGTCCACAAGAAGCTTTTGCAAGAGCTGCAGTTTTTGGAGCTACATACAAAGGTAGCATAGATTTTAATTTAGCACAGAGGTTATATAATTATGCATCCGATCATTGGTTTATGTTTAGCACTCCTATACTTAGTAACGGGGGAACAACTCGTGGCTTACCTATTAGCTGCTTTCTCAATTATGTACCTGATTCGAGGGTTGGTCTTTCTGATCACTATGATGAAAACAT